AACTAGCTAAGACATATTTAGCTGATGATAATTTATCTATAGAGGAAGAGAATGAGTATACTAGAATTTTACACTCTAGTGGATTATCTCATCCTTCTATAGTTAAGACTACTCATATTATACTTGGACTAAGTGATACTAAAAGTGTTATACTAGTTGTAGGTGAAAGACTAGAAAGATACGTGTTTAACTGGTTAGTAAACACTAGCTTAAAGATACTTATACATAATGCTAGTTTTGACTTGAAACTAGTTCATCATAGAACAGGAAGATTTCCTAAAGACTTTGAAGATACTCAACAACTAGCTAAGGTACTAATTAATGACTGTAACACATACAAAAGCCGTACTGGTTTGAAAGTATTAATGGGAAGTTACTTTCCTGCTAAGTGGAGTATTAAAGAAGAAACAGACTATGAGATAGACAACCTAAAAGATGATAACTTCTTGGAGTATTGCCATATGGATGGGATTTCTGTAATGCAACTTTGGGATATGTTAAAAGATATGTCTAAGTAACGTAATTACTGTAACGTAGTTAGTAGTCTCTATTTTAATCTAGGGGTGTAGCTACCAGGTTAGTAGTTACTGTAAAGTAGTTATAGTATAGTAGTTAGTGTAAAGATATAGCTATTCCCTACGGGGTGGTGCTACCGCAGGGTTGCGTAAGCATACCGATATTTGACAATCTTGTCATTGATATAGATCAAGGAAGTAAAATGTTAATGAAAATTATTACAGACCTACTAGAGTTAAACAGAAAAGAATTAGAAGTTCTTCTGTGGCATATAAATGAGTTACTAAACAATAAAGGAAATAAAGATGAATAAAGATAATATCAATCCTAACCACTATTTAGATTTTGCTATTACTCCTTATGAGTACATAGTAAAGAATAATCTTAATTGGGAACAAGGAAATTCTGTTAAGTACATCACTAGATATAAAAAGAAGAATGGTAAAGAAGATTTACTTAAAGCTATTAAATATATAGAACTCTTAATTGAACGAGAATACGGTGATGATTAATACTAGCGTATTTACGGTATAGTGGTAAAGTTTATTACTTAGGACACCATTTAACAGCAGAAGAAGCAGGTAAAGCTTATGACAAATACGTCATTGAAAATAAACTAGAACATACAATAAACGGAGTTTAACATGAAAGAATTTAACCCTATATCATTATTACCGATCAGACACCCTATAGATTATGATCCATCTCAGACGGAGCTTGACTACTTTTACAAAAACGTGTCTAAGCACTTGATAAAGGACATACTTTAAAATAATGGCAAATGGTATTCCTATAGATTTAGCTAAAGTAGCTGAACTAGAAGTTACTGTTACTAATGTATTAGATGATGTCACTACGAGGTTAGCTTCTAACAGTGTTATTCAAGACTTTCAAGCATTTATGTATCCTAAGAAGTTTAAAGCCTTTAAGGATGAGCTAGAGCTTAGGAAAAGACCTATTAGCTACTACATTAAAGAGTATAAAGGAACTATACCTCATAGAAGCTGGGTGGTAAATATTTATCTAGAGTCTATAGATAGTCCTCATGCAGGTAAAGATAAATGGACTGTAAAGGATTTAAAGGGATTGAACATTATCCTAGAAGATCCTACTATAAGAGATATTATAGTTGAAGGTCCATCTGATGAACTAGCAAAAGCAGGTATGTTAGCTATGGCTAAAGCTAAGTTAGAAGTTTATAATAGAAGTATTGATACTAAAGTAGTAGATGAAGGTACTCAAGTAAACTTACTACCTCCATTTAACTGTGGAAGTAATAAGCAACTTAGAGAGCTATTTGAATATCTAGAGATAGAGCCTATTAGGTTTAGTGAAACTAGTGGAGAAGCTAGTTGGTCTAGAGATGCTATTGAGGAGTTACAGGTAACTGTTCCTAAATCTAGTGTTGAGATACAAGAGATACTTCAACTGATAGTTGATCATAGCTTTAGTGCTATTATAAAGAATAACTTTATTGCAGCATTTAAGAAGTTCACTATTGATGGAGTTCTGTATGGAAACATTAAACTATTTGGAGCTAAGTCATTTAGACTAACTAGTTCTGCACCGAATTTACTTAACCTACCTTCTACAACTAGTATCTATGCTAAACCATTAAAGGAGTGTTTTATAGCTCCTGATGGATGGGTAATAGCTACTGCTGACTATGCTGCACTAGAGGATAGAGTTATAGCTAACCTATCTGATGATGTGAATAAGATAGCAATATTTGAAGAAGGACTAGATGGACATAGTTTAGCTAGTACATATTACTTTAAAGATGAAGTAGAAAGTATGATTGGTACTTTCACAGATAACAAGGATGCTTCTAGAAAGTTTAAGAAGCTAGTTGCTACTGATAAAAAAGCTAAGAAACTTAGACAAGAGTCTAAAGCACCTACTTTTAAAATTGCTTATGGAGGATTTCCTGATGCACATAAAGGTGGAGCTATAACTCAAGAGATATTTGATAACTATCATAATAATATGTTTCCTGGAATTAATATGTTTAGAGGAACTATAGAAAGAGATGCTAAAGAGTTTGGTTATACACATCTAGGGTTAGGTTGTAGGTTATATACTTCTGATGTAAAGAAAGAAGCTAGAACATTATTTAATGCTAATAGTCAATTTTGGAGTATCTTAACTTTGCTTACTATTAATAAGATGCACAGTCTTATAGATGATGCAGGTTACGGAGATGATATTAAATGTATATCTACTATTTATGACAGTATATATTATATTGTAAAAGATGATGCAGATATTATTCATTGGTTAAATAATGTGTTAATAGAGGTTATGTGTACAGACTATCTAGTAGACCAAAGAGTACCTAATGAAGCTGACCTAGAGTTAGGTAAGAATTGGAGTGACTTAGTAGTGATAGAAAATAATTGTACAGCAGAAGAAATAGAAAAAGTCTTAAAGGAGATTAGATGATAATGACGGTAGATGATGAAGGTGTAACTATAGTAGAAATAAAAAGTAAAAAACAAGAAGCTTTACTAGCTATAACTATTTCACAAATTATACAAAATATACCAGAGCTAGAGAAACTAATACTAGCTATTATGGCAGGTATTGTTAAACCTGAAGACATGGGTATAGATACTACTGTAAGACAGATAGGTAAAGATGCTGATGTAGAAAGTACTATACAGATGATGAAGGAAGAAGAAGCTGTGGATGAGAAAGATTTAAGTCCTGTATTGAAAAGAATTTTAAAAGGAAGAGCAGATGACGTTTAAGGAAAAATACTTAACATATGATAATGGAACCACTCACATACCGAAAGGTGTATTTAAAATATCACCTTCACAGTTTAGTGTGTTTATGGACAGAAGCCATTTATGGTATAGAGGTCAAGTTTTGGGTGAAACAACCTTTGATGGTAACACTGCCTCAACCATAGGTACTATTGTGCATAGTGTAGCTGCAGCAGTAGCTAACGGAGAACAAGTAGATAAGGCTGCTATAGAAGCTTACGCAACAGAAGAAGGTAAAAAAGAAGATGTAGATAGCAAGACTGTACTTACAGAGTACGTACCTATGGCTGAAAGACTAGTTAATGATTATGTACTACCTAATATGCCTGAAGCAGTAGAAGAGTTCATACAACTAGATTTAGGTGATGGAGTATATGCTGCAGGTAGTGTAGATGCTAGAGATAACGGAATGGTTATAGATTATAAAAGTTACAACTCAAAGTCTAAACCTAAGTCTATTCCTATGCACTATAGATACCAATTACTTATCTATGCATACATATACACTAAGACAGGTATTCCTATAGATAGAATTAGACTAGTTTATATCAATAGAAATATTATAGGTGAGATATCTGAAAAGACAGGTAAGCAGATGAAGAGTTATCCTCCTGAAGTAACTGTACTTACGGAGTCAATTACTAAAGATGATTTAGACTTTATTGAGAGTGTTTTAACTCTATGTAAAGATACGTATCTTAAAGCAAAAGAAGATCCTAGTTTGGTTCACCTTCTGTATAAAGATATGAGACTATTAAAGGTATAATATGATTATAGAGATAGATAAACAATACAAACGAAAAGCTACTATTTATACTGTTAAGAGAATAGATGAAACTGATAATGCTACATACATTTATGTATTAGAAGAAGGTCTAGATGATAAACTTGAAAACTATAGATGCTATGGTAAGAAGGTATTTGATAATGACTTCAATCTTATGAAAAAGGAGGTAAATGATGGATGATGTTGAAAAATTAGAGAAACAAGACCTGAATGGCTATATTCAAGCTTTAGAAAATAAAGTAAATGAATTAGCACTTGAACTTGATGCTATACAGCAAGACAAAGAACAACTCTTTAATAGCTACATAGATAGCTTACATAAATTATATAACATAGGAGGCTAGTAATGGCAGCAAAGATACTTGTTAATGGTGAAAGTGGTACAGGTAAAACTGAACTACTAGGTTCACTAGACCCAAGCACAACATTAGTTATATCTAGGGATAGTAAAGCATTTAGCTTACCTATGCCACATATGCTAGTAGAAGAATTCTATGGTATGGATTTATTCCTTTATGGTGGAGAAGTAACTATAGATAGTGAACTAGTACAGGTAGAAGGTGTAGTCAATAAGATGGAAGCTTTTGAAGCTAAGTTTGGTTGTTACCCTGAAACTATTGTATTTGATACTGTATCTCAGATAACTATGGATGTTATCAATATTGCAATGAAGACTCCTAATGTTTATGGTAGTCAAGGTG